ATTCCTGATCTCATTAAGGACAAGCTTTTAAACGGGCAACCAATCCCTCTTTGCACTAGTCCTTATGAAGATTATCTTTGCTCTTCTTTCTGTTACCATTTAGCTCACAAGAAAGCAGCCTATGATGATCGTGGAACTTCGATCATTGAACGTTGCTTAAGAACTCTCTTATATTCAGATAAGCTCCGTCAGGCTCAAACGAGTATTGCCTCCCGTGCGATGACGCCTAAGCGCGTTGTGTGGGCAGACAAAATGTCTGAGCCTGATGTGGAAGGAATCCGGGATCAAATTGATAATGCTCTCGTTGATCCTGATTTTACCATAGTTGCTAACTTTGAACTACACTGGGATGAGATTGGATCTCGAGATCGTCTTCTTGATCTTTCAACTGAATATGAGATAACGAACAAACTTCTGTTTATTGGTCTTCGTATTACAGAGTCAATGCTTACAGGGGAAAGCAGTTATTCTGGAGAACGTATTCATCTTGATGTTATGAATACGATGTATTTGCTCTATAGAGATCAAATATCTCAATATGTTGAAGATATGCTTTTTGCTCCAATAGCGGAAAAGAAAGGCTTCTTTGAAGAAGATGAATACGGAAATCGTATTCTTCTCTATCCGAAATTACAGTTTACTCGTCTCGCGCTTCGTGATAATACGGAGCTTCAAGACTTCATGTTCAACTTATATCAAAAAGGCTCGATGCCTATTTCATATATGTATGAACTACTCAATATTGATGTTGACGATGCTCACGATCAACTTGCGAAGGATGCTTTTACCTTCAAAGATGCTAATATGAATGAACTCATTCGAGCAGCTTTGACAGCTATTGGTGATGCTCTTCCGGATGAGACTGATCTTAAAGAGAAAGTTATCAAAAATCTTGGTCTTAAATCAACCAAGAAAAAAGGTGACCGTTTTGAAGAGGGTGCCTGATTCATAGGACCTTTTTATTCTTTAAAGATACGTGATTCGTATAGCCGATACAAGTCTTGATACCTCTGAAAAGGAAGACAATGAGTCCACTAGACTCATGCATCATCGTCCTCCTCCGTCGAGGAAATATAGAGAGAAGCGCGCTCCTAGACCTGAACAACGTCGTCGTCGTATTAAAGAAGACGATCCGGATTTTAAGAAGAGACGTAATGATAGGGGTGGTTCGTCTATGATTGATGATGATAAATTAGATAGGATGCTCAAGGGTCTTGATTCATATTTTAAAGATACTGACGACGATGACGAGCTCGAAGATTTTGATTTTGACGCGGCTATAGGGAAATTAGATCCCGCGGATAAAAAAGAAGCCGAGAAGCTTGTCGAAGAGGCTCCTGAAGAAGCTTATGATTATATTGCTGAATTATTGAGAAGAACTCAATATGACCTTGGGGAACTTGGTAGACCTGTTGACAAGTTCGCAGCTTCTAATGAAATCTCTGGTTTGATGTTGACCAGGACCGGAACATATCATGGAGTCCGCGATGTACGCGGAAACCCGACCGATCCCCCAAATACTGGCCATAAATCCTATGATAAGAGGTATTTCACGGATAAAGATTACGATCTTATCGTGAAAAATGCTGCCAAGATTTTGGATACTGGTTGGTTAAGTTATGGCTGGGACGGCGGAGCGGAAGATGCTCCGATTCGTGCGGCTCTTGACCTATCTATTCAAACTGCAAATGACTGTCTCTATCAATCAAAAATTGATTCAGAGACTTATGATTTACTTCTAAACCGTCTCGCAAAATGGGGACATGACACTTTTTCCGATACTGTCCTTCCTATGAAGGCTTCTTCGGGTGATAAAAGGACCGCATCCATGATCAAGAATAGCGCAGAATACAAGAGCATGGTTCATATCGCCAACGATCTTCGTCAGAAGGACCCGCGGGCGGCTTTAGAAATTCTCAAAAATCTGAGAAGTCTTGTTGCCTCTGATTCGGAACCAGTTCCTACTATCTCAGAGCACGTGGCGGCTGAACCGGCTCCTAAGGCCGTTGTCGCTTCTGAAATAGCTGAGGTTCCTCTGGCTACTCTTCTTCGTGTTGCGGCGTCGAGCCAGGCTGCGAAACTTGCTCTCGGTCCCTTTATCTTGGCTGCTGCCAAAAAGAAGACTCCTAAGGGTAAGAAAGTTGAAAAGACTGAATCCAAGAAGGCTCTTCCTCCGGAATTCATAAAGAATCAGAAGAAGGGTCCACCCAAGGGTAAGAAAAAGAAGGCTTCAATTTCAGTGGAAGACGCCTCCTGGTAAGGCTTCTATCACCTATCGATTTCACGGGAGCTCACGAATCATGAATAAGAGAATTGCTCACCAGATACTTCAATCGCTGGATAAGACTGCGAGCGAGATTGAAAAACTTAGTCAAGCTAAGTTGATTGATCCGAAGGTTGCTGCAGAGATCATTTCGAATATTGACACCTCAGCAGATCGCATTCAGATCGCCGCTTACGGTCAAGCCGCTTTCGATGCTTATCAAGCTAAGATCGCGAAGGTTGTCAAGAGGGATTCTGATGAGCCCTATATGGAGACTTTCCAGAATCCGATCAAGCCGATCAAGGTTGACGCTGATGAGCCGTACATGCACAAGGCTCCCGGTGGTTTCAACTCAAAGGATATCGGAACCTTTGATGTAGACCCAACCACTACCGTTTCCGATCGTGACGAATATGATGTTCGTGACGTCTCGGAATTTGCCGATGGGACTAAGAAGCAACCAACTTGGCCCGGTGGCTCCTCCGGTAAGAGCACGAAGCAGGGCGCAGCCCGTAGTGCCTCGACTGCAAAAACCTGGGCTCCTTAAGTCGGAACAATTAGCTGTTGTCGGAGGGTCGTTGATGTTGCGCGTTGCCTTCGTCGATAACGTTCAAGCCGCGAAAGATTTCGCGAGTGGCGACGTAGTTAGGAAGACTGACTTTAGAGGGTTCTTCCCGAGCCCTTATGCCGGTCGTGTTGACTATGTTGACTATCGGAATGGGACTGTTCAAGTTCAATGGCCATGGGGCAATGAACAAGAGCAACCAACCGAATTGATTCGTGACGCCTCTAATGATTTCAAGCCTCCCGTGCTTTTGGATCAAGGTTATTCGACGTGGGTTCGGTCTCGATTTCTGGATGACGCAAATATTCAGAAAGAAGATACGAAATGGCGCAAGGCACTTGCTTCTCAAGTCGCTCTCCAATATGAAGAGGAGACTAAACCTCTTTGGAGAGCGGCTTGTCAAGCTCATCATGATGGAATCGATGAGATTGCTGCCTTCAAAAAGTTATCCTCCCTTTTTGAAGATCGATTTAGCAACGATGCGATCAAGTTGACCGTTGCTAATTTATATGAAACTGGGAGAAATATCCCTCCACATCTCGCTCTATACTGGAAAGATCGTGGACGCCAATATAAAGTAACTCAGCGAGAAAAGAGTGTTGGGAAATTCAAGTGTCCTGCTTGTGGTGGTTGGAACGTTAGACCACGAACCTATCGCCAAAATAAGAAAGTTTTGAATTGCCGGGACTGTGGATTTTCCATATCCCCGAAAGATCTTCTCTGGGGTGATTCCATGCCAGCTCCTGAAGTTGCACCTGCACCTACTCCGATAGCTGCTTCCGATAAACGACAGATCATCAATAATCTCACTAAGATTGCTGGTCGTTTATCTGATCCTAAGCTTTCAGCTCAACTTAAGCAGGCTGCTCTTAGTTTGTCCTCTAGGATCGCTAATGAGGATGAAACAGCTTCTGAGGAACAGGTAGCCGTTGTAAATCCTGGTGTTACTTCCTGGCAGCAACATATTGAAGAGATTCTATCGATTCTTAAATCTCTTGATCAAGAACTAGGCGGGGCTCTTGACGATCTCGAAACTGTTCAACAGTTCGTGAAATTCTTCAAGGGCGGTTTGGTTGAAGAATCACAACTCAAAAAAGCTCTTGAGCGGCATAGGAAACTCGGAAAAGTGGCTTCCAGCCATATTGCCGCTGAGGATGAGACTGCTGGATTCGGAGATTTCTGGAAGAGTGTTAAGAATAAATTCACGGGCGATAAGGAACCCGGTGAAGACGGATCTGGTAGTTACGCTCTCCCCGATAGTGCTATTGATGAATTCGTTGAGGGATCGAGAGAATGGCTCGATGCTTCCCAATATGTCGAGACTGAGTATAAAGAAAATCAAGAATTCTTCGGTGAATTAGATAAAATTCTTGCCGAGATGGACAGACTGAGAAAAGATCCGACGAGAGGTGCTGTCACCGCTCTTAGGGATCGTGTCATGAGTCTCATTAAGAAGGGTAAAGATGTTCTTAATGATGCTCGACAACATTTCAAGAAGCAGCCAAAGAGTAATGCCCCGGACACTAGCGACACGGATCTAGGCTTTACAGTTTCTCACTACATTGAGATGCTGAAGGAGCACGCTAATGATCCGGTGAAGATGAAGCAATATCTCCGGGAATTATTCAGCGATGTCAGCCCTATGCTAAGGGAAGCTTCAGGTAATACTGAGATTCGGAGAAGAGCTCGTCAAATAGCCCGTACGAGAATTGCTTCTATGCTGATCAGATTTGCTGCTAAGAATCCGTCATCAAGAGCATTCCTTCTTCCGATTCTTAAAGAAGTTACCGGTCGGTAATTTCTCCAATAAAAATAAGAGAAATCTTATCAGAATATTTGGTCTCCAACTAATTCGATAAGCTTTCTCAGAACTCCAAGCTCCACCTTCTCGGATGGTGATCTTGGAGAATTTCTTTACTCTATATCCGTCTTGTCGAAGTTTTTCAATAATTTCAGGTAGAAGTTGCTCAGAAATTTCTATTTCATATTCACCTTTTTGAGCAGCTTCTCCCATAATCCTTTGTATTCGGGTTTGTTGTTGAGCTATCTCAATAATATTGAGGTGATTCTCTTGATTCTTTTGACGAAAAGAATCTGTAATAGTTCGTAATTTCGATGCATGCATAATTAGCTCTCAAAAACATCTTTTAGGATTTCTAACTTTTCACCGAGTTTAGTTCTTCTTGCTAGATCATCCCACATCTTATTATTTCTCCACTCTTCGGATAGTACTTCGATCATTCTTTCTGATGGATTACTGATTCCTGCAAATTTCAGAGCTAGTTTTGCAACTGCTCTTGATAGATCAGTTCCGGTCCCGTTATTCCATTCCACGAGTCCTCTTTCACGGGCCCCGTGTTCTCTCAATGCCTGAAGGGAAAATTTTCTTTTTTCTCGTCTTACGATAAATACTATCCCTAATTTTCCATCATGTCTTCCGACTTTTAGTCCTACTCCTCCTTTTTTACTATGTTCCTTATATCGAGATGATAACCAACCCCATCCCCAGTCGGAAAGTTTCTTTTTATCATCGGTTTTTACCTCTTCCGGCATATGAATTATGACTGTTCTTTCCCCATCATTGATTTCGAAAGAGTCCCCGACTTTCTTAACTAGGGTATAACCGAATCTTCGCCCATCTTTTTCAGGTTTTCTCATATTCCTAGAATACGCTGAGAATGCTCGGATTTTTGTGGACTTTTCTAGTCGGAAGTTCATGGCATTTAGAAGAACCGCCAACGCTATCATCTCAAAGTCCACTATTGATTTCGATGAGTGGATGGAAGAAATTAGGCAACAGCACGCGGGGGCTACATCTAAGGATCACGTTAATCGTGTTGCTAAGACTGTTCTTCGAAAATGTGACCCGAAGCAATATATACTTTCACATTCAACCATAGTAGCTTCTGTTGATTCCTACGCTCCACAAGGTGTTGTTACCGGAAAGCGTATGGAACGCGGTATCCAGGTTGATGTTAGATACCCTGATTTCCGTATCAAGCCTGAATGCCAATCTTTAATCAATAATAATGGGGATGCATGGGCTCGCCCCCTTCTTCTTTCATCATATAAGACTTTCGTTGGTGCTCCAGTTTATCTTGAGCATATTCAAATCCCTGAATTATCCAAGGGATTTATTGTTGATGCCATTGCTAGGGATTTAGGTAATACCTGCTATATTGATCTATTAACAGCGACTGATCGTAAACATTCAGTGCTTGTTAGAGATATTTTATCGGGGGCAATCTACGGGCAATCAATGGGTTGCATTTCGTTATTTACGATTTGCAATAAGTGCGGAAACGTTGCTTCCGATGATTCTCAACTATGTCCTTGCATTCTTTATGATGGGAAAGGATCTACTTTCCAAGATGAGCAAGGATTAGATAATAAACTTGCAGAATTGATTGGTCACGTTTCGGTTCCCAACAGTAATCAATTTATTGAAGCATCTTGGGTACGCAGTCCCGCTTTTGAAGGGGCTGTTCGTCGAAACATTTTAAATCCTGATCCCGAAGCTTATCTTTCTGCAAGTGTTGGTGCAGCTGTTGAGACTTCGAAAAAAGTTTACGAAGTCAGGGCTTTAGAGCCACTGCCTAATGGTATAGCGAAAGCTGCATCAAAACAACGTTTTGCACAGGAGCCGCAAGAAGAGCTTCCTAAGGATGAGACTGAGGATACTCTTGATGAGGAAATTGATGAAGAACCGAGTTCTTCTGATTCCGATACTCAAGATGCCGATGCTTCGGCTCCTCCGAAGTCTGACGAACCTAGTGAAGATAAAATGCAAGGCTTTATCGACAAAGCCCAAGAAATGCTTCTTGAGAGCCTTGTAAATAGCCTTGGAGATCGTCTTGCTCCTAAACCAGAAGATGTTCCAACAGCTACACCGAGTTTAGCTGATTCTGGAATGTCAGGTTCTGACCTAAACGAGACGCTTCTTACGAGTTCATCATTTGAACCTCGATTACGTTCCGTTTTTGCATCGAATCCAGGCATAATTGATTGGGCTTTACGCGTTCGCAAGATAGTTCTTGGCGGTCGTCGTGTTATTTCGAAGTCCAGTTTAACGCCACGTGATTTGATAGTTTTTTCATGGATCACGGACACTGTCGGAAATATGACGGCGTCTCCCAATTTATACAAAGCTGCGATGAAAGTTGGTCCGATAACGGCTTTCCCTAGTGAGACTTCTTATCTCGCAGCTTGTAAAACGGCCCTCAATCGCCAAGTATCCTCGAAAGAAATTAAATTCTTTACTAGGATTGGAAGAATCGCTTCAGTTTCTCACAAATTTTAAGGCCTTGATAAATGATCAGCAGGAGGCATTGGATAATATGACACGTCAGCGCAGCACTTGGACCCGGCCTGGCAACGGTGGAGCCCCGCGGCAGGCGGCAACATCTCGCCGCGCCGACATTTTCACCATGAACCAAGAACATCCTCAGCCTTCACCGGTTGAGTATGAGAATGGTAATCCTGATGAATGGGCCGAAACTCCTACGACGAATAAGAACGTAGAAGGTGATTACGATGGTGATCACGTTCGTCGTAACGAAGTTGGCTTTGGCGAGATTCGCAAAGACACCTTTGATCACAAAGATTCGGATCAATGGGGTGAGTCGGGTAAATACGATAACGCCCGTCAAGCAGCTGTCTTGCGTAAAGCTTCCAATGTCACTCATCTGGCTCGGATTCTTCTTCGTAGCACGAATGCGAAGGAGATTACGGATCAAGCCACTGAGCTCATGGCCTTGCCGGCGACTGTCGTTGCTTCTACTCTGAAACGTCTCCAGAAGTTGTCTACTGACAACCTTCCCAAGGATGTTAAATACCGACGTGCATATGCTTGCTGCAAGCTTGCCGCACGTATCCTCGATAGCGAGAATGAGGATAGAGTACAGAGCGTAGCTACAGTTCTCATGACTCTTGATGATCCGACGCTCAAGACTCTTCTGAAGCACGTCGCCGCTGCAGACGCAGAGGATGATGATCAGCAGAGCCAGCAAGCTCAGGATTGCAAGGATGATCAACAGAGCCAGCAAGCTCAGGGCCAGCAAGCTCAGGATCAAGAGCAAACTCAGGATCAGCAAGCTCAGGATCAGGATCAAACCCAGGATCAACAGGGCTTGACTTCTCAAGAGCTTCAGGCACTTGATCAAATGCTTTCTGCTGAAATGCAGGGTTGCATGAATCCGACGGGTTGTGAATGTGGGCCTGCTCCCGAGTTGACGGAGCTTTTTGCTCCCGCTCCCGCTCCCGCTCCCGCCGCTCCTCCAGTTGTCGTTGCGCCGGTTGCATCGGAAATTACTTTCGATGATGACGGTGAAGATGATGGTGAAATGCCGCATATCGGTTCTACCGATGAGCTAGCAAATCTTTTTGCTGATCACCCCGAAGTTCAGGCACAGCGTGAAATTCAAGCCTCTGAGCAAGAAGCCCGCGTTGCCTCCGGTGGTTACGGACCGAACCCGACTTCGAGGACTGCTTCGACGGCGAAGAAGATTGGTCAAGTTCAAGTTCGTCAATCAAACAAAGATGACGAGTTGGCAAATCTCTGGGATCGTCCCCCAGCACTCTAAGTTTGGGTTAACGCCCTGATATTGATAAAGGATACAGACACAGGCTTCCAACGGAGGTTACGAGCGAAATCAGTTTGAACGGAAAGAGAGAAGATCGACGGCGTCGCACCATTGGTGGACTTGAAGCCAGATTTTCCGACAGAACGGGATAACCAAGAGCGTTCGGAATCCGACCTAAATGGAGAATTGATATGGGAAATATTGGCGGACAGGCATCAGGCGACTTTCGCCTAGGCCAGGGCGCTCTCCGGATCCTTTATTCTCTGATCAAGGACACTATCCCGTCCTTGGCAGGGGATGCATACCTGCAGAGTAACCCCAGTGCAGTTGTAGTTCCAGCGGCGCGTTCCACGACCCTTTCGGCAACAGTGAAGAAGGGTATCCTCGGTGGTTCGGTTGCTTTCACTCGTCCTGACGTAGGTCAGAACATTGTCGGCGGTGCGTTCCTAGTGGGCGGCACGGTCTACACTCCTCGAACGAGACCCCTTGGTCTGTTCATTAACGATGCTGGCGGTAACTCTTACGAAAACACCCCTGCGGTGGCTTCTGGTAAGGGTCCCTTCCTGCGTGGTGGTTCGGTTGGCGTCAAGATTTACGAGACGCAGGTTCAGACCGTTCTTCCATTGGTTCCCGGCGGTGCTGCTGGCGTAATTGGTGATCCACTCACCTATAACGTTGGCGATAAGCTTTACGCTTCTGTTAACGGTCTTCTCACCAATCGTTGGGCAGACTCGTTTGAAGCGCAGTGGCTTACTACTGCAGCCATGGGTAGCCTTGCAGCTGGCGCCACCCAAGAACCCGACGTTACCCGTATGGGCACCGTCATCGCACCTCCGGAAGTTTCGGGTAGCACCGAGATGTTCATCACCCTTGCGTTCATCGGCTAACCCTAGCTAAACGGAAAGGAAAACCCACAATTATGATGCAAATGAATCCGTTTGGCGTGCAGGTTGTTGACAACACAATCCGCGAGGCCATGGTTGACAAATACATCGGTTCGCAGCCAGGACGTCGTCGTCTTGCTGCTTCGATGATTCAGCCACTGCGTGAACGTCGTGATTACTCCTCGGTTGGTCGCAAGACCTTCCTTGTGGAGCAAATCCCGGATGGTGCCATCCCGATTTACGACAAGGATCCCGATGTCACGGCATACGTGATCGGTGAAGAAGGCGAAAGCATCACGGCAGTGATGAAGCCTCGCCGCGTGATCTTCCCGTTGTTCGAGATCGCGGCCCTTCCCAAGGCTCCTCTTACGCAGATCAAAGAGCGTCGGTACGACCTCTTGAAGCGTATGCAGGATCTCGGCAAGGCTCAGATCCAGGCTGCGGAAGACGATCGCGTTTTCTCGATCATGGACGCAATCGCAGTCAATGGTTTCGATTCACTTCCGGGTGGAACGAATCCTGACATCCCGGTTGTTGCTCCTCTCTCGCCTGCCGTCCTCGCGGACGCGTTTGCGGAGATCGAGTTCCACGATCTGCGTGTTGCCCGCGTTTACATGAACGCGCGTGATTACGCGGACATCAGGAAGTTTGGTCGCGATGTCCTTGACATCGAGAGCCAGGCTACCCTGTGGAAGACCGGCATGATGGCAACGGGCTGGAATGCCCAGTTCATCGTTTCGCGTCTCGTCCCGGCTGGTGTTGTGTACTGCTGCTGCGAGCCTGAGATGTTCGGACGAATTCCGGTTCGTACGGAGCTCACGGTCCTCAGTGCGGACAACAGTGAAGAGAGAACGATTGGTTTCTCGATGTTCGAGAACCTCGGTATCGGCGCGTACAACCCGCGTGGCCTCGTTCGTCTCATCATCACTCGCTAATCCGAATTGATCTTTAAATAGATCCTAATGAACCTCGGCGGTGCAAGCTTCCGGGGTTCATCTGTATTTATATAGGGTTGTCGAGTGTAGATTATCCAATGTCTAAACTAGGTTATCATCAATGGTGCGCCGATATTCATGAAAAATACCCTGGATCTAATGCTGATATATTGATGAGTTTAGCAGAACAAGAAATGCTAGCTCATGATGACGCGGCTAAATCAATTAAAAAACCTGATAAATTTCAGGTACGTCGTTCTTTTTATGACTGTGTTGGCGGAATGCGTCAAGTTGGGGGGCCCGATTATCATACTTATTCTGATTTTACTCCCCATGTTTTGAACGAGCTTAGTCTTTTCTTCTTATTTCCGGTTATTCAAGAGGGTTGTTGTAGATATGGTCGGGTGCATATTAAGAAAGCCCCTTCTGTTAAAATTAACGTACCAACTTCAAGAACACCGCAAGCATGGAAATGGGGTCCTGGCCCTAATTATATGCTTCAGACTCCTGCCAATAAGAAAATTGAGGATAAAGATTTCGCTCTTCAACTTGTTAGCCCTGGTGTTTATTCTATTTTTGTTGATAAAGGGCGTGGCAGTAAACGAGCTCCTATCTTATTATTGACTGTAAGAACTCATCTTTCAGATTCAGATTTTCGTCGTTATATGTTTTCTCTTGAGGGAAAATAGACCTTATGAGGAAGGTGCGGAATAATCGTTCTTTTGGTTCAGTTATTACTGTTCCGACTCTTGTTGTCCCGATTTCTACTCCATCAATACTCTCAATTTCATGAGTCGTCATAAATTTGATCCGAAATGTCCCGATTGTCGACCAACTATCATTGATCCGACAACTGGTCATATTCTTTCTTCGAATCATCCTATGATGGTAGCTTTGAATTCTGTTTGGGATTCTTCTTCTCTTGAAGATCAAGAAGCTTTCCATAGAGTTACAGTTAAAAATAGTCGGGATCCAGATGACTTAAATCGTATGCAGAAAATGTCTGAACGTATTCAGTCAGTTATGACGAGTTAAATATGCCTAACCCAGATGATATATTTAAATCTCTTACTCCTGAAGAATTAGCGAAGGTAGAGCCGATATCCAAAGAAGCTATTCGAGAAGCTTTAGAACAAGGACGTAAAGATGCTGAAGCTTTCCGAGAAGCTAATCCTCTAACATTTCGTGATACCGGAATGCGTTATAGGTAATATATGGACGTTCAAGAATGGCTAAATGAAGTTATCGGTGATGATGGAGTAATCACTAAAGAAACTGTCATAAACTCATGTCTTCGTCGTATGGCCATGATGTATACGCCAGCTGGTTTTAGATCACATATTTATATGGAGATATTACGTAATATGCAAGATGGGTCAAAAAATTCGCATGACCCTAAGTGACTAGTATGGTCTTCATATATGAAGATCGCTATAATTGGGTCTGGATACGTTGGACTCGTCGCTGGTGCCTGTTTTGCTGATTCAGGTGTTACTGTTGTTTGTGTTGATAATGATGAGAAAAAATTAGCAAAACTTGAGAAAGGTGAAGTTCCTTTCTATGAACCTGGTCTTTCCGATATAATCAGGCGAAATTGGCCTCATCCTCTAAATTTCAGTTCAGATTTAGAGAAATCTATTCAAGATTGTGAAGTTGTCTTTTTAGCGGTTGGTACCCCGCCAAACGAAGATGGCTCAGCTGATCTATCTCATGTTCTTCAAGCTGCAATACAGGTTACTCGGGCTGCGACTCATGATCTAATTTTGGTGTTGAAAAGCACTGTTCCTGTTGGAACGAATGAATTAGTTACTAATTTCATCGAGACGCACTCAAAACATAAAATTAGTGTTGTTAGCAACCCGGAATTTTTGAAAGAAGGGGATGCTGTTCATGATTTCTTTGAACCTGATCGAATTGTCATCGGGACTGAAGATGACCATGCTTTTGAGGTTCTGAATCGTCTTTATGCACCATTTAACCGTCGAAATAACCGTATCCAACGTATGGGTCCGAAGAGTGCGGAAGTTGTTAAATATGCTTCGAATGCGTTTTTAGCAGTCAAAATTTCATTCATGAATGAAATTGCTGGATTATGTGATAAAGTTGATGCTGACGTGGAAAGTGTCCGTATAGCAGTCGGTTCTGATGATCGGATAGGGATGAAATTCCTCTACCCTGGGCTCGGATTTGGTGGTAGTTGTTTTCCTAAAGATTTGAGGGCATTATCTCACATAGGTTCCAGTATGGGAGCTACTATGGGGATTGTTGATGCTGCAATACGCGCTAATACTATTCCAGTTATTTCATTGGTTCAGCAGATAAAACAAGATATAGGAGTATCTGGTAAGAAAATAGCTATTTGGGGAATTGCCTTTAAACCGAAGACGGATGATGTTCGTGAGGCTCAATCGATTAGATTAATGGAAATGTTAGTGAAAGAAGGTGCTACGATTCGAGCTACTGATCCTCAGGCTTTGAATACTGGTGCCGATAGGCTTGCGGATCTTGGCATTTTCAAAGAAGTCGCTTTCTTTGATTCTGAATATGATGCATGTAAAGATGCTGATATTCTAATTATTGCTACTGAATGGAATCACTATCGAAATCCAGATCTATCTAGAGTTCGTAAGTTAATGCGTGGAAATCATATATTTGATGGTCGAAACTGTCTAAACCCGCAAGATGTAGTAGATGCTGGATTTATCTACCGAGGTATTGGAAGACCCCAACGTAAACCTAAGTGAGTTATATGAAAAAGTATACTAACTGCCATATTTGCGGTAGGGAAATAGCTTATGAAGAAAATGGGGTGATTCCAGGCTATTGTGGGGATGCTTGTTATGATAGGGATATGGAGCAACAAATAAAAGAAAAGGGATATTTCTCGTCTTTCATACCTCTTCAAGTAAGCAAGATAGTGAATAAGACATTGTAAGTTCGACTTTATGCCTCCGCCTGTCGTAAAGAAATGCCTTGGACCGAATCAAAAGATTTGGTTCATTAAAGACGGTAGAGAACTCGTTGGTAATTATATTGGCCCCGTTGAAAGTAATGAAAACGGTATAAGAGTTTTCGTTCCTTCTTTAAATATGAGACTTACTATTTTTTCTTGGAAAACAGCACGGATGAAGAGACTTGAATTAGTGAAAGAAGTTATGGGCGGATAGTATCTCTTATTTCTTTAGTACCTGTATTTTATTATCATGGAAGAGGAAAAGGATTACGGCATTCCAGGTATTAGAGGAACTATCCCTTGTGGTTCATTCCATGAATATCCGATGGGTCCTGATAGATTTTGTAACTGTTGTCGTCCGAGTCCTGAAAGAGCGAAGCCAGCTGAAGATTGGTGGGTGAGTACAGGGCATGGAGAAACCCCTCCAATCAGAGCCACCTCAGAATGGCGTTCGATGTTTGAAGCTTGGGTTGATGCTGGACGTCCCGGAGCTTTGCCGAAGAAGACGATAGTTTAAATTCATCTTCTCGAGTGTAGATTGCTCTCATGTCTGAAGCAACCACGCCCGCTCTATCTATTTCTCAGGCTCTAAGGTATGCAAGTAAACTGAAGGGCAAGATTGCTGATGCACGGACTCGTGCAGCAAGTTCTATAACCCATAAAGCTGGGGAAGAAACAGCATTCGATTTCAAAGCAATGCTTGACTCCGCTGATACACTTAGCGATGAGTTAGCGGCTTTGCAAGGGAGGATCGCTGTTGCAAATGCAACTAATTCGGTTATCTTTGAGGGTAATCAGATTAGTCTTTCTCATGCTGTTCGAGTTCTCCAGGAACTTAAGGGTAGGATCGCTTGGGTGAAGGGTCTCACTGTTCTCCAAGTTGAATCCGTTGAACAATCAGATGTTGACTGGGATGATGTTGCTGCGAAGAGTGTTAGAAAATCGTGGCGCATGATATGTCGGTTACCGGAAGCAGCTCGAGCAGCCTTGGTTGACCAACTTCAAGAAAAATTCGATCGACTCAATGGGGCGGTTGAAAGCATTAATCAGGTGACTTTTCTCACCTGAAAGACTACGGGAACGGTAGGGCGAGTAACTGGGATCGTGGGACGCGAATCGTCTACGGACGACCGCAATACAAATCAAACGGCTTTGATTGTGATACTGACCCGAGCGGTTAGCGATTAGATCTTTCAGCAATCAGCACTAATCCCTAAGCACTCACCTCTAAGCCTTTAGATGACCCAACGATTTCTGCTACGGACCCTTCCGTTTCTGTTCTAACTTTCTATAACATCCCGTGTGATACAAT